AATTCGAATTGCTTTGTTATTAAAAGTTGTCTTCAAGAGAACTATTATAATGCATGCTTATTCTACTTGGGTGCATGAATTAACTTCCATGTACCTTTATGCTAATGTAGAGAATCTAGAAATGAAGATGGCATCGTTTATACAACGCACCGTGAGTTACGATGTTGATAGGAATTTGTTTGCAGAATTTGAATTTGGTTCAGTCACTTATGCCAAAATTTTAATTTTATACTACCGAGAAAGAATGAACCGTTTAAACCAGTCAGTGGGCCTTGCAAACTTTTCTTATACGGATACAAGACAGACAGTGTTCCCATGCCTAAATGGCTACCCGTTCGAGATTGTCATGCTCGCGTTATTGCTACTGATAACGGTAGCCCTCCTATTGCAAGGCTTTTTGGGTTTGAACTTCCCTATAGCGAGTGCTATCCCAACAAAAGATACCCAATTAACTGGTTATCAGCCTTCTATCAACGGCTTGGAGTCACCTTACCCAAAGCAGATCCTAGAATGTTACGAGAGTTACAAAGATTCGTGCGTCAATGGCTCCGGCGACACCTCTCCCCGTTACCGTCCGACACAGACGTATCTTACGCTACTTGGCGAAGCAAACTTGAATTCAACAGAGAAAGATTATCTCAATTGGATGAAGCGCAAGATAGACTCTTACAACATGGACTCACCCGAAGAGATTTCGGCCTTAAAACGTTTATCAAACTGGAATCATACCCATGTTACAAATACCCTCGCCTTATTAACTCGAGGTCAGACGTCTTCAAGGTATATTTTGGACCATATGCTAGGGCAATGGAAGAACAAGTCTATAAACTTCCATATTTCATTAAACATGTCCCAGTATTGGAACGACCTAATTTCCTTTCACAATGGCTGCCACCGTTTCATCGATATGTCGCTTCAGATTATAGTAAATTTGAAAGGCATTTTACTCCCGAAGTTATGCGAATTTTGGAATTACAATTATACAAGTTATTATTACGTAATTTCCCGGGAGTTTACGATACCGCGGCTTCGGTACTTGCGGGAACGAATCATTTACGAGGTACCGGTTTTCTTGCTGATATTGTTGGTTGTCGTATGTCTGGCGAAGTTACGACGTCGCTTGCTAATGGTTTTAGTAATCTTATGCTTTTTCTTTTCGTTTGTCACTATTATCATTTGGCCGATCCAGACACTGTGCGAGGCGTCGTTGAAGGGGACGACGCTTTGTTTGCGTTATCGGGAGAATTACCAACTGCTAAACATTTTTCAGATCTTGGATTCGATATCAAAATTGAGACCTATTCTAGTGTCGGTCATGCTTCTTTTTGTGGCCTTATATTTGATCTTCAGGAAAAAGAAATCATCAGGGACCCGATCCGCTTCTTATGTAAGTTCATGGCATATGATTCAAATCAAAAGATGTCGTGTCATGACAACATGATGAAATTAATGCGAGCAAAGTTGCTTTCTGGTATTTGCGAAAGTCCATCTTGCCCTGTTTTGTGGAGTTTCTTCAAACGTGTGGAACATTTGACAAGAAATATCCAACCGAAATTTGATAAGAGCAACTGGTACTTCCAGCAAACCAGGCCCGATTTGTATTATAAGCCTCATTTAATTAAAGCACCGAGTCAAAATACCCGTGTCTTATTCCAAGAGAAATTTGGCATTTCTATTGCGTTGCAATTACAATTAGAAAAATATTTTAGTACTATTAAATTACATCAAGAACTGAATGACCCACTCATACATGAAATGTTCTTGAATGACATGAATATTGATAAAATTCATTACAATTTAAC